GTATGGATGAAGTTTATTGTACAGCTGTAAATGATTCTTTCGTAATGAATGCGTGGTTTGACCAACAAGGGATTACCAAAGTAAAACCTTTGCCTGATGGCAATGCTGACTTTGCTAGAAGTACAGGTATGCTGAATGACTTTACTAATAGAGGATTCGGTGAAAGGTCTTGGCGATACAGTATGTATGTTAAGAATGGGGAGATTAAATTACGATATGCCGAGTGGGGATACCCAGAAGCATGTCCAATTCAAGATCCTTTTGAAGTATCTGGTGCTGAAAAAATGCTTGAAGCACTTAAACATATAAAGGCAAATTAACATGGAGTATGGATATTTACAAGCAGGTCTAGTTGACTTTGCTATGGTATTCCTAGTCCTTGTTTTTTTAATTAACACTGGCTGGTTTACCCTATGGGGATTATCAGGTGGACTTAAAAAATTCTTCTCTTTCAAAAAGAAGAACAAAGAAATGGATGATGGGGGATGGTAGAAGATAACTGGAAACTCGGAGAAGAGGGCGATATTATTGACCAATTAAACAGTCCAGAACATAAGATTGATGAATGGTTTATGAACTATTCGGTTGGTTGTCCACATTTTGCTGATGAAGTAAGAGAAGAACTAATCGCACTCAGGGATGAAGAAAGATCGTTAAGGGATGTATATTGTTTGGCAGCAGCATTAACTATTAATGCTCGTGACCTCGTACATGATATCACTCAATCTATTATGGACTTTAATAAGTTAGGATTGAACGATGAACGAGATAATATACTAAAGCTGGTTCATAAAGCTATCAAAGATTTCACAGAGCATGGAGATGGTGACATGTATGGTGCACCAGAACTTAACTTAGTTAATGAAGGCAAGCACTTTATGGAGGGTGATGTGCGTCAAGCAGTCGCCATAGCTATGGGTGTACACCTAAATGACAGACATCCTGATATTGTAAGAATTAGAGAATTAGTGTCACTGATAAAGAGAGTGCATATTTTAATTTAATAAATACTCTTTACATCACGAAAGGAGGTCACTATGAAAGTAGCGAAACAAATCCTTATAATGATAACTCTGTTATTTATGGGAGTAGCAGTATCAATGGCAACTCAAGCATATGCCAGCTGGTCTTACCCCACAATAGTAAATACAGATAAGAAGGCATTTATAGTTTCAATGTCTCTGTGTGTTGACAGTATATACAGGCAAGAACCCAATCATCGTCATTTCCCAAAAGAACTAATTATAGCACAAGCCATACTAGAATCTGGTTATGGTACATCTCGCTTCGCACATGAAGCAAACAATCTATTTGGTATTCGTACATGGAATGAACAAACTCCTCATGTAAAACCAGTCACCCATCATAATGAATGGCATGGCTGGGGTGTCAAAGCATATCAGACTAAATGTCATAGTGCCTTTGACTTAGTAAGGATACTGAACGATTTACACTTTTATGAAAAGCTGAGGGATGCTAGGGATCGAGGTGAGGATGCACATATACTGGTACACTATCTAGAATCATTCTCAACTAACCCAGCATATGGTAAGTTGCTTGAGTCTATTATTAAAAACGACCTGAAATCTTAATAACACTAAATAGTTGTGTCGCAACTGAGAAATGGGTATATATCTCTTCTCAACTTAACTAAATAATAGTATCATAAACAAAGTAAACTAGGAGATACATAATGGCTATAGAAGTCGAAAAGATGGGAGTAGATCCCAACGCAAATTTGAAGACTCAAACTGCAGCAGAAGTAAGAATGCAGAAAGAGTTAGAAAGACAACTGAATAATGACGCAGGTCGAGCAAAAATAATTGAGACCTTTGCGGAAATCCAAGAAGCAGAAGCTAAAGGTGAAACTGTACCATCATGGGAAACAGATGAGAACCAAGAGGAATACAACTTTATCTTTAGAAATGGACAAGAATTTAATGTAATCGCACCAACACTTGAGTTTGCTAAAAAGCAATGCGAGTTATGGCTACAAGATTTTAAACATGTCGGTGAAGACTGGGAAGTTTTTGATGTTGAGATTACAGATCTAGAAGAAATAAAAGACAGATTTTACAAAGCACCAGTAATGAATGGTGGAAACTCTGAAACTGTTGTCGCTACTTTGCCGAATGAAAGTGAAGATTTCGTCAAGGCATTTGAAGCAGAAGATGAAGAGGATAAGAAACATTACTTCAAAATCTTAGAAGATAGTGAAGGCAATGTAATAGGCGAGGTTGAAGTCGATGCGCAAGGCAACGAATTAAAGGCAAAACCTGCTAAGAAAAAGGCAGCAAAAAAGTCTAAATAACACAAAAAAAGACCTAGTTTACAAAGGGGAGTCCGCAATGGCTCCCCTTTTTTGTTATAAGTCATTGATTTCATATAACTAATTAATCTAAAAAAAGAGACGATTTTACTTGACTTTTGGAGTCAATTAGGATACAATTGCTGTATAATTAAATAAAGAGGTAAATATATGACAATTAATATAACTAATAACTACGAATATTCAGGTGTAAATGCTGATGCGTGTGGGGATATTGAAAGAGTTTGTACTTTTAAACAAGGTATTAAACACTATGGTGTTCCAGGGTCTGCTTTTAAGGGTATGACTAAGGTTGCGTCTCTTATGAGAATGCGTGTGTCTGAGGATAAAGATGGTAAAGAGGTCAAAAGACCTACTTATTTCGCTGTTTTTGATGCTGATGAAATGCAGTCTAGAGCGAGAGCGTTTAAAAAGGGTGCTGCATAAGCACCCTCTAAGTGGTTGTATTCATTATGATAAATCTTCAAAAAAAAGTAAAAAAGTTCTTGACTTTTGGTCGTAAATGGAGTACAATCAACTTAATGATTAACAAAAAAAAGGAAAAAAATATGACTTTTAATTATGCTGAATATCGTGATATAATCGAAAATACTTGTGAAGCTGAAAATTCTGAAGGCGATCGATTCGACGCTTATGATAAACTGAGTGGTAAAACTGTATTTGACTTTGACCCAAAAGCTGGTCTTGGTCAATCTATATCTTTCTATAATGATGGTACTAATACTTATTTTGAAATTGGTGGTGCTTATATGAATGCTGGATTGATGATACTTCATGATATGTTATTTGATAATGCTGAGTATAAAAGTATTGTTGATAATATGGTTCGCGAATCTATTGAAGGTCTTAACGATTAATAATAATAAAGGAGAAAAATTATGAGTAAAATGGGTAATTTATATTTAGAGCTGACTGAAAGAGCTCAGGACTTTATCGCTGATTATGCCGATAAAAAATATTTAACATTACTAGATGCTAAAGATGCATTCTTAAATGAAAAAGGTGAGGATGCTGCTGGTGTATTTGATACTGAAGCTGAAGTTGCTTCTGAGTTAGGTATCATATAATGTTAGAAGCAATTCTATACTGGTTGATATTTCCTACACTAGGATTTACAATCTACTGTGCATGCGTGGCTTTATACCTGCATGCCAAAGAAACTTTCGGAGATAATATATGATGAAATATATCGTCACTATTGTTATCGTGTTAAGTTTCTTTTTATATCTAATGTCAAAAATCGGAGGTCTATAAGATGGCAATATTAGTAATAACAACTCAATACATGGAGAACTATGATGTTGACGAGGTATCTGAAGAAGGATACTGGAAATATAAAGGTGGTCATGACTTCATTGTTAATGATGTTGATGTTAATAATATTGCGTCAGTGGTGGACGAGATTAGTCCTTTGATTACATATTCTAATAGCATGTCTAGAGAATATGTGATTGACTGGTCAGTAAAATCTGACGACTTCGTACCACAATATGAGAAATCACAAAAAGAATGGTATGATGGTACATTGTACCATGAGCCAAGACTCTTTAAGAATGAAGATGGTCATTGGATCAAGATCAGGAAATTTGATGGTGATCGTGGTGGATACGAATACCATGATAACCTTAACACTGAAGAGGTTATTCACAAATATGAATATAAAAAGGAGAATGCTGCATGATTGATGTACTTGATGAAATAAGATTTTGTAAATCTTTGCTTGGGAAAGACACCCCAATTGATATAGCGAAAAAGCTAAAGGCAAGGATTGCCGAGAAGGAACTGGAAATCCTAGCATTTGAACAGGCTCACATGAGTGAAATGGATGCTAAGATATTACTAGAATCTAAGAGGATATTCACTGATACAGTGATAAGGGACTTGGCACCAAGCAGGAAAAAAGTTGCTAAATTGGCAAATTAGTGCTTGACTTTTAACTTAAAATAGGATAGAATCACTTATATTATGGCATTATTACCAGCATTTTACACCACTACTCGCATGAGTGGTAAATCTAAAGTAAAGAAAAAACCAGGATGGAAACAGCGACAAGCCAAGCATGATGCTTGGTTGCGTGAAAATGGTGTTCATCCTGACCAGCTAAAAGCTAGGAAAAAGGAGTTTGTACCATTGAAGATATCACAGGCTGAACAGGAAAGAGCGAAAGCTAGGGAAGATTATGATAAGAAGTATCCTTCAGTTTCTAATGGTATGCGTGGTAATACAGCTAAGAAAGAGCCAATGGTATATACAGGTACATTGGTGAAAGGTATTGCTCAGATGCATAAATCTAATGCTGTACCGATTATTAATAAGGAGCAGGCAATTGATGTTGCCAAGATGAGACGAGGATGAATACCGAAACTACAATATTACAGGTTCTATTGTATTCTGGGATATTATTATATCTTGGCTATACGATGGGTAAACAAAACCACAGAGAGATTATCCGCAAAACAATTGATGGGTTAGCAAATAGTGGTTTTTTAAAATGGTATTGGAAGGATGGCGAAAAGGAGTTCGTAAAATGGAGGGATCCATATCCTGAAGATATGAAAATCGAGAATGAAAATGATTAAAAAGTTTTTCACAACACTATGGGGACAACCAGATAAAGGCATACATAACGAGCCAGATCCAGATCCAGCTGAATTGTCCATTGATAACGCATATAAAACAAGATGGATCTGGTATCATACTATTTTAGGAATTGAATTGTTTTTGGTAAATGTATTGCTGATTGCTATTCTTGTCGTATTGGCTGTTAAATTATAAAAGGAGTAAATTATGGACCATGTTAAACTACAAAATCGTATCGCTCACTGTGCTGTTCGTAGAGATATCGCAGGACTGAACGATGTTAAGCAGGATATGCTTACTGAACAAGAACGACTAGATCGTTGGTTCAACAAATATCTTCATGTGGCAGGTGACCACTTGAATCCTGATAATCCAAATACCAAAGCATGGTCTTTGTATAATCTAAAAATGTCGGAGTATGGTAAGGTTGAGGATAGACTAACAACTATCAACCATTATCTAAATAAATATAACAATAAAGAGAGAGTATATGAGCGAATCAGCAACGACGGATTTTCCTACTCTATTTGAGAATAGTAAATCTTTCTCTATGTATATAGAGAAAATGGTAAAGGAGAAAGCTGGGATATCTCATCTTGATGCTATACTTGAATATTGTAGCAAAGCAGAGATTGACCCAAAAGAATTAAAAGGATTAATTAGAGGTGCACTCAAAGACAAGTTAGAAGCCAACTATCAGGATTTAAATTTCTTGCCTAGAACTGCAAAGTTGGATGTATAAATGGATGGATATCGTGTATATAAATTGTACATGGCACTTAAACTACATTTCCACAATAAGAAGTATGATGTTTTTACAAACCATGGAAGCATTCGTGGGTCTCGTGAAAAGTTTTACACGAGGAATGATGTTAAATTATTTGAGAGGTTAGGAGATGCGTATAAATCCGATCGTGATATTGTTGACTATTTTGTTTCTAATTTCAGTTATGGTCATGACGCAACTCTATATTCCCGAATCACATCTGATTCCTATTATACCAACTGGTGTAGAGTCCGTGAAGCATTACATAGTACATTCAAGTCCGACCTTGATACTATTACATTACATTTAGAAAAGGAAAAGATGTCGGAAAAAGATTTATATAATTTTAATGGGATTATTCCTGAGTTGATGAAGATGGTTCTTGGTGAACATGTTCATGTACAAACAGTTTGTATCCTAGATAAATTTAAAGGATTCTTTGAGAACTGGCACGACAAAGCAGGAGTTGCTTTTGAAGAAGATGTTCTCAGGATAACGAAGACGAAAGGATTCGTTAAGTTTGAAAAAAACAGATTTGCTGAGACATATAAGTCTTTCAATGATGATTTAATTGAACTAAATACTAATGCTTGATTTTACTTTTAAGAAAATATCAAGTAATATTAAAACATACAACGCATATAAAGCATATTTAAGGAGTAAAAATTATGGTTGATTTAAACAGCTTGAAGTCGTCGTCTATGGCAGACTTCTCAAAAATATCTGGAGAGTTCGATAAAATCGCAAATCCCCAGACATCCCAAAAGCAAGGTCCAGATGAAAGATACTGGAAACTTGACCCAGATAAAGCAGGAAACGCAACAGCAGTTATTCGTTTTCTACCTCGTGTAGAAGGTGATGAGTTGCCTTGGATTCGTGTTTTTTCTCATGGCTTTCAGGGTCCAACTGGTAAATGGTATATTGAAAACAGTTTAACTACATTGGGTGAGAAAGACCCTGTGGGTGAATTGAATTCAAAGCTATGGAACAGTGGTTCTGAAGCTAATAAAGATATCGCTCGTAAACAAAAAAGACGATTGTCATATATTACTAATGTCTTGATTGTCAGCGATCCAAAACATCCCGAGAATGAAGGACAGGTCAGACTGTACAGGTTTGGTAAAAAAATCTTTGATAAAATCATGGAGAAAGCTAGACCTACATTTGAAGATGAAAAACCAGTAAATGTATTTGACTTGTGGACTGGAGCAGACTTCCGACTTCGTATGAAGAAAGTTGCTGGCTTCCCTAATTATGATGAAAGTCAATTTACTGATGTGAAAGCAGTTCCAGGGTCTGATGAAGAGTTGGTTGGCATTGTTGAAAAACAGCATAAGCTATCTGAGTTCGTCGCACCAGACCAGTTCAAATCTTTTGAAGCACTTTCAAAAAGATTGATGGAAGTTCTTGAGGATGAAAACGCAGGGTTGGGTACAGCTGAAAATGCAGTACTTGAAACTGTGGCAGCAGCACCTGCACCTAAGAGTGCTCCTGCACCTGAGCCAGTCGCAAAGGCTGAGCCAGCAGCACCTAGTGCTGAACAGGAAGAAGATGTAATGTCTTACTTCCAAAAAATAGCAGACTCTGAGTAATACATTCAAAATCTGCGGAAAGGGGGACTTCGGTTCCCCTTTTCTTTTTTTATGAAAGGAAAAATATGAAAGA